GTAAATTGTATAAAGGAAGTTGTGGACGAAACCGGTAAAAGCGGTAAAATTGGTAACAAGATAGCGATTCCGACCGGTAACATAGCGGTAACATGCCCCCCAAAAAACGGTAACATCGCCGGCAAAACTTCACCCCGTCCTGTGGGCGAGAAGCCGGAGCCGCCGAGGATCTTCGGGAAGAGTCGAGCGTACTATCTCCAAGTCGGCGGAGGCCAGATCCCCACCGTCAAGCAGCTTATGCACGACATCCCTAGCGAGTGGACTGTCGAGAAGGCAAAGATGGCCATCCACCTCCTGGAGGAGAAGGGCGAGTCGAGGGGGTTCAATTGTCCTGATTAGGACAATTACCCCAAGTTATTTATATAATGATTGTCCTTATTGTACACGATGGCTAAAGGTGGTCCCGTCGGTGAAGATGAAGAGAAGGCGATCCTCGAAGCTCTGAAGGCGGGCCGATCCGTCCGAGACGTAGCCGACGAATTCGACAGAGCGACAGGGACCATATCTAACATAGCCGCACGAAATGAACTCGATTTGGGTGAACGTTCAGCAACGAAAAAGGCGGCTCTTATCAAGTCCTGTTACGCCGCCGAGGACAGGATCAAGCTGATAGGCGAGGCCCTGAACAAAGGCAGGGAGCTTCTGAAAGCCTGCGATAACCCCCGCGATTTTCAGTATTTGATGACCGGCTTTGCGATCGGTATCGATAAGCGGCGGCTGGAAGAGGGGCCGGGCCACGGCGACAAGTCGGGCGAGATCACGAAGCTTTTCGAAAAGATGGAATCCGGCGAGGCCGAGGACGGGGCGCCCGTGGGCGCGGATTCTGGCGGCGATAATCCAGGTGATGATAATTGACGAGCTATCAAATCCCTGTCGGCAAACAGCGCGACTTTTGCCTTCATTCTGACGCTGGAGTGAATCTAGCCCATGGTGCGATACGTAGCGCAAAAACTGTAGGTGTTAATACCCGTTGGCTCAAGGCGATCCATGAAGCCGACGAGAACACGAACCTGCTGATGGTAGGTAAGACTCTCGGGGCCTTGGAGCGCAATGTCCTGGTCCCCCTCGCCCGGATGGTGGGGCCGTCAAACTTCCTCTATAAGCGATCCCTCAAGCGGGTTTGGATCTATGGCCGCGAATGCTGGTGCGAAGGGGCCAACGACGCCAGCGCCTATCAGAAGATCGAAGGCGAGACCCTGCAGAAGGCCTACGTCGATGAGGGGTCCCTTTGTCATCAGAGCTTCTGGGATATGCTGATCACTCGACTAAGTGAGGACGGCTCTGAGCTTTTCGCCACGTCGAACCCCGGCCCGCCGACTCACTACCTTAAGAAGAGATGGATCGACCGAGAGGGTGAGATCGACTTCAAGAGCTGGCATTTCACTCTTGATGATAACCCCTGGATATCGGACGCATACAAAGAGGAGCTGAAGAGACGGTATGCCCCCGAGACCTCGATGTTCTATCAGCGGTTCATCAAGGGCCTGTGGGTGAGCGATGAGGGGGCGGTCTTCAAGAACTTCGACCCGTCGGTCCATTGCGTCCCCTGCCTGCCAGATGGAAGGCTGGATGAGCTGAGGGTGGCCGTGGATGTGGGCGCGACGCATCCCAGCGGCTTCCTGAAGGCTTACAGGATCGGCCAGGACTGGTATGTCGCCGGAGAGTACAGGAAGGCCGATAAGACCCCTGTGGCCCTCTCCCAGGATCTCAAGAGGTTCGTGGGGGGCCAATTCGCATCTTCTATCGATGTGGACCCCAGCGCCAAATCTCACCGCCTCCAGTTCATGGCCGACGGGATCAGCCCGATAACCCCGGCTGATAATGACGTTTTGAATAGTATTCAAAGAATAATTAACGCCCTTGAGATGGGGTGGCTACATTTCGTAGGCCCGGCAACTCCGATGTTACAGGAAGAAATGACGGCCTATCGATGGGATGACCGGGCGACCGAGAGAGGCGAGGACAAGCCGATCAAAGAAAATGACGATCTGATCGATTGCCTTCGCTACCTGGTCAACAGGATCGCCAAAAGCCGCCGGGGTGTTGAAACGAGGAGATCAGGATCATGACCGTATTCACCACGTTAGATTTTCTGAAGCCCGGCGCGAAGTGGCCGCCTGATAAAGACCGGCTGGCTCGATATGCAAAGAACCGGCTGCTGATGGAGGGAGACCACGATCTCGTCTTCGCTGGACTGAATGAGGACGACGCCCCCCGGATCATCAAGATGAGGGTCAACTGGTTCAAGCGGATCATGACCCTATTTGCCGACCTGGCTGTGGGGAACCCTCCGAAGATCACCGCCGAGGATCAGGCCACGATAGACCGGATCACCGGCGATAACGCCTTCGAGGTCCTCGTCTATGACCTTTTCAGCGACCTGATCGCCTTCGGAGATGGGGTGCTCAAACCCCGATGGGATGGGAAGCGCGGGGTTATCAGCCGGATCGATCCTCGCCACTGGTTCCCAGTGGTGAACCCTGACGACTCGGGGACGATCACAGCTCACATCCTGGCCTGGGAGGTCCCCCTCGGGGATGACAAGTACGTCAAGGTGGAGGTCCACAAGCCCGGAAAGATCGAGCACCGGCTCTTGAAGCTCACCTCCGACGGCAAAGAGATCAAAGAGCCCGTCCCCCTGGCCACCATCGAGCGGTACGCCAACCTGAAAGAGGAGGAGGAGACGGGCGTCCCTGGTTTCCTGGTGGTTCATTTCTCCAACCTGAAGGCAGGGGACGGGGTCTTCGGGCTGGACGACTTCAAAGACATCTCCGACCTTGTGGAGGAGATCGAAAGGAGGCTGATCAAGGTCTCGGGGACCCTGGACACCTTCGCCGATCCCTGGATGTGCGGGCCGTCGGGGCTCAGAGTGCGAGACCCGATCACAGGCGAGATCGTGTGGGCTTCCGATGAGAAGTACATCGCCCTGAACGAGGGCGAGTCCCCGCCGGAGATCCTGGTCTGGGATGCTCAGATGGGCGCCACCTTCACTCAGATTGAGACTCTCCTTTCCCAGCTCTACGTCATGGCCGAGCTCTCCCCGGCTGCCTTCGGTGAAGTTAAGACCGGCCTGGCTGAGTCGGGAAGCGCCCTCAAGAGGCTTATGCTCCCCACGCTGGCAAAGGTCAACCGGCTGAGGCTGAGGATCAAGCCGAAGCTGATCGAGGTCCTCAAGACCACAGCAGAACTCGAGGTTGCGTCCCGGATGAGTGGAGCCGAGACGCTCACCAACCTCTCCCTGGAGTGGCGGTCCAACCTCCCTATCGACCCTGTGGAGGCGGCGAAGGTGGAGGCCACAAGACGCGGGGCAATGGCGACCTCGGTCAGGGGAAGCCTATCCCGGCTGGACCCCGACGCCACCGAAGAGGACCTGGACGCCGAGGAGGCGAGGATCAAAGATGAGGAGATGAGGGGGCTCTGAGCCCTGCCTCTGATAATGTTACCTAACATATTTATAATGCAAGGGCGCATACATATGAGATAGGAGGTCTAATATTGAAAATAGTTCTTGCATCGATATTGTGTTTGTGTTTTGCGAGCCAAGTTGCACTTGGAGTATCGGATGGTGATCAAGAATGGATAACTCTTGCAACAGTAGCATCCGCGTTTTTGGTCCAAGATATGGAAGATATAACCGCGGCATCTGAATCCTTCGATTTTAATGCATTGAGTGACGGTTTTGCATCATTGTATGGTCATGCAACCGAAGCGAAAAAATTGAATGATGAATCCTCCGTTTCATCTGCATTCAGAACGTCTAAACAAGAATTTGGCTACGCGCTGGATGATTTTGCAAACGCGGGTTTGTACGGCTATATGGGTGTAGATGAGATGGATGCTGACAAGATTACTTTGGCATGCCAGTACGTTACAAGCGGATCAGAGCATTTGACTAAAGCTACGAACGCTCTTCCTCAGTAATTTTTACTCTTTAAAATCCAGGAGCGCCTTCGGTTAGCTTGAGCTTCGCGCTAACTGATCTTTTGTAGAAATTTGTTTTTGATCCTCTTCTCTCTTAGATGGACCTAATTACATTATTTCACAAAAAGGACAAACATTTATATAGTATGCCTTATCTATTATACATATAGGCAAACGAAGGCCGTGAACTTCGGAGATTCAAACCCATGACCGATGATGAAAAGAAATTCACTCAGGCAGATGTGGACCGGATAGTCCAGGAGCGGGTCAACCGCGAGAAGGCGAAATTCGCCGATTATGACGAGATAAAGGCTGAAAATGCCGATCTCAAAGCGAAGCTGGCGGAGCACGAATCCAAGACCCTGGACTCTCTGAAAGCGAAGATCGTCACCGATCTGAAGCTCCCCCCATCCCTGGCGGGACGCCTCCAGGGTACAACCGAGGCGGAGCTGAAAGCCGACGGCGAGAAGCTGCTGAAAGAGATCGGGCCAAAAGAGCCTGTGGGCGGCGCTGGCAACCCTCCGGGCGAGGTCAAGAAACCCCTAACCCGTGAGGCCGTGAAGGCCATGAAGCCAGACGAAATCATCGCCAACATGGACCAGATCAAGGCCCAAATGAAAGAGGGCACTTTGAGGTAAGACAGATGGCAATCACGAATTTCATAGGCGAGGTTTGGGCCGCCCAAATCCTCCAGAGTCTCCAGAAGAGCCTTGTATATGGCCAGGCTGGAGTCATAAACAGGGATTATGAGGGCGACGTGAAGGGCAAAGGCGACACGGTGCGAATCACCGCCCACGGCCCGATAACGATCGACAACTACAACAAGGTCACCGGGATCGGCGACCCCGAGGAGCTGGACGACGCCAGCGCCACGCTGGAGATTACTCAAGCGAAGTACTTCAACTTCAGGATCGAGGACATCGACAAGGCTCAGATGAACGTCCGGCTGATGGAGAGCGCCACCAGAGACGCGGCCTACCAGCTCGCCGACGTCGCCGATCAGTACATAGTCGCCCAGATGGTAGCGGGTGCCGGTAACGCTGTGGGCGCCGACGGGTCCGATAAGATCTTCGACGGGACGACCGACCTTG